TTACTCGAAAAAAGCATTTTAAATGTGCAGAAACGGAAATCATAAAAACCGTAGACAAGGTATTTAACACAAACTGCAAAGAGGGTAGTAGAAGGCACAGGGTAGCACTAGCTAGACATGCAGCCTGTTATTTTTTACGACAGCATACAGATTTAACATTAAAGGAAATTAGCGAGAGTATGGGAAATACAGACCATTCTACCGTTAGTCATTCTATAAAAACTTTTCAAAATCTTTACGATACGGATGAGGGCTATAGGATAAGGGCGGATGAGGTAAAAAAAGTTTTGGAGAATAAAAAACTTTAGTTTATATTTGTGTTATGAAGGTGTCCGACTTCATATTATTAACTTTCTTAATTCCCAATGGGGCGAGGTGCGGACACACCAGACCCTATTGGGATTGTTTTTTATGGCAAAAGACCCAGCGGTGCTATTATACACAAGCGATTTTCTAAGCGGTACGTTTACTATGACCGATGAGCAGGTAGGTAAATATATACGTTTATTATGCCTACAGCATCAAAAAGGTAAGTTATCTGAAAAGGATATGCTAAGCATATGCAAAGCATACGATGAGGATATTTTCTGCAAATTTGAGTTAGTAGATGGGTACTATATAAACAAAAGGATGTATGAGGAGGCTTTTAAACGCTCTAGGTTTACTGAATCTAGAAGAAAGAATGCTAGTGCAAAGCATATGCCTAAGCATATGGAAAATGAAATTGAAAATGAAATTGAAAATAGAAATATAAATACAATAAATACAGAATTTAAAGAAATTTGGGAAGAGTGGAAATTGTACAAAAAAGAAGAGCATAGGGATAGGTATAAATCTCCTAAAACAGAACAGAAGGCTTTTAATAATCTCTATAACCTAGCAGGTGGGGATATAGAAACCGCTAGGGAAATAGTAAACTATTCTATAGCCAATAAATACAAGGGGCTATTTGAATTAAAAACTAAATTTAAGAAAGAAAATAAATTAGAAACCTATACAAACTGGCTAGATGAACTCAATACTAACCACGAAAATACAGCAAAGCAAAGAGACATCGAGGTTAAAAGAATTGGCTTTTAATCAAATCAGTCCTGTACTTGCTAAGGGTTTAATGCTGCTAGGAATTAAAGGCGATAAGCTACCTAGTCAGCCAGAGGTTGATTATATGATTAAAATGCTACAGGAGGATTATGGTAACCTACCGATAGGTGAACTAGACCTATCCTTTGAGTTAATGGTAAAAGGCAAACTAGACGAGAATCCAGAAACTTATCAGAACTTCTCTGTACTATACCTGACTAGAATGCTTGGAAGCTACGCTAGGTTTGTAATTGCTAATTACATAGAACCTAGAGAAACTATAGAACCTGCTCGGCAAATAGCCCCAGAGAAGATAGACCTAGATTTTATATATGAAATATTCAAAAAAGAGCCTGTACCATTCTGGGATATTTTTATGGGATTAACTGCTTTTGATATAATTTATACGCAGAATTTATTTAACTTTAATTTTATTGATACCCTAGAGAAAACAATAGAAGCAGTCAAGCATTCGGGATGGGATAAAAGAAAGATAAAGCAAGTTCTTCGGAATGAACAGGAGATGGAGAACCTGTGCAGAAAGCTAGTAGTATACGAGTATTTTTTAACCTTAAATAAATAAACATGGATTTCGTAGCTATCGACAACAAAGACGCAGTAGTTTACAAAATTGCTAATCTACTTAAAATACGTTCTGAAACTGGAATAAGGAAGTACGGAACTACGCTAGACAGAACTGACCTAACGGTAAAAGAATGGATAGACCACGCCATAGAAGAAAGCCTAGACCACGCACTTTATTTACAGCGTATAAAAGATGCACTATAATGCACAATATTGTAACATTTTGGGTATTAAAACGGATATTATCCGATTAAGCGCAGTTTATAGCACAATATTAAAAATAAAATTTTCAAACTATCATTAAAATACTATAAAACAATACATATATGAAAACTGATAAAATTAGTAAGTTAATAGCCAAAAATCAGGAAAGGAATAACCTGCATTGGAGGGTAATCAATAATAAAAAAATGTTTAACGTAAACGGACTATGGTACGATGAGCAGTTTTTAGACCAGATGTTTCCAAAATACGAATACTGTAAATACATGAGTAAAGGAGAAAATCAAGATAAATCACATATTTAAAAACTACATTTATGAGTTGGGAATTAACAGATGGCTACGGTAATATGCTAAGTATTACAAGTGGCAAACCTTCGAAGATTAGGCTATGGCTAAAGGGAAAGCGACCTAAAACAATCGGGCAGGTCGACTTAGTAAACAAAATTCTATACGTAAAAAGGAATAGTGCGAGGCATTATCACTATAAAAGCAAGTGCTACGGATTTAATGCCGAGTTGTTAAATAGCCTAGAACTAACCCACGTACGCCTGACAATAGACAAAGAGCATTTTCAGATTCCGATAGATGCTTTTAAATACGCTAGGCATTTAAACTTTTCGCAGCAGGGATTCGAGTTGCAGAAATTCTTACCAGTAGAAATAATCAGACAATATGCGGTGCAGCCTATGTAAACGACACTATACGATTACGACCTATAAAAACCATAGAGGGCTGGATATTTGTCCTCACTGTGGATATGACAGCAGCAGATTTAACACGATGGGCAAAGGAAAGCCTAGAGAAGAAAGGCTATCGACTGAACAGGGTAAACAACATACCTGTGCGGAGGCGGAAGGGCACTATCCAAAAAGGATGGGCAGACCTTCAGGGATATACTAGCGAAGGTATTTATGCCTGTGTAGAAGTAAAAACAGAACTAGATAGGTTAAGACCAGAACAGATAGAGCGATTAAAGGATGCACAGAATTGCGGTGCAAAAGTTTATATTTGTACCATAGATGAAGAAGGTAAACCTATTTTAGTAAGTTTTGAAAAATTCCCGTAATGACATACTTGTGGAATTATGGAACTCTATCGAGGTAAATGAGGCTATTAGTAAGATGCACCCTATAGAACTACAAGAGGATTTAAAAAGCGAATTATTTTTAATACTAGCGGAAATGGATGAGGCTAAGTTACTTACGCTTTATGAAAATAAACAGCTAAGATTCTACGTGGTTCGGGTTATGCTTAATCTAGTCCGAAGCACAGATAAAAAGTTTTTCGGCAAGTATAGGAATTTTGTAGAGTACCAGCCGATAGAAAAAGCAGAGGAAAGCCAAAAGGATGCAACCGAATTTGTTATGCAATACTTCGAGGGCTTATATTGGTATGAAAAAGAGTTACTTAGGCTTTATACGTTTGAATTTGACAGAAATGCTAGGAAACTAAGCCGAGCCACAGGAATACCGTATATGAGCATAATCCGTACCCTAAATAAAACCAAACATCATTTAAAATCTAAAATAAGAAAATGATAATTATAGCTGCTATATGCTTTGCGGTATTTTTTGTAGATATACATAGGTTTTATATCAAATGGCATATAAATTTTAAGCCTTTTAATTGTGCTAGTTGTCTGGCTAGTTGGATGGCTTTAGGTTTATACGTATTTCCAGAAGCCTTGCCCTATGTTTTCTATATGTTTACAGCAGGTGTAATAGCACCTATTTTGAAACTTTTTATGGATTATCTATATAAATTAGTAACGAGATGAAACAAGAACACAAGGACTTTTTAGAAGCCAATATAGGAAACTATCATACTATACAAAACGGATACTGCAGAAACCTAGATATTCATTTGTTAAATATGTACGAGCATATTTACAGAGAATATCTAGATAGCAATTTTGTTATGACTAAGTGGTGCTCTAGCTGTGTAATGGAAACGCTGACTAGATTATACGCATACTACCTATCTCTACCGCAAGAAGTTGTACAAGATTCTGTACAACCAAAGCGAAGGGGCAGACCTAAAAAATGAGAATACTAGGCATAACACAAAGAATCTCTGGGGTAGGATGGCATCGAATAATGATGCCTGTAACTTATATGAAAAAGGACTACGGATTAATTACCGACCTTTTAAACGAGGAAGTTTTAGAGCAGGGCTACGATATACTTTTGATAAACAGGATGCTAAATAATATCGCTGCGGAAAAGTTAGAAGAATGGCGAAATAAATATAACTTTAAACTCGTTATAGATAATGATGACTTTTGGGCGTTAGACCCTACTCATATACTTTACGAACGATATGTAAAAAATAACGTTACCGAAAAAATAAAAAGATACATAGAAATAGCTGACTTGTGTACTTGCACTCATGAAAGGTTAGCAGATAAGATAAGTGAACTAAATAAAAACGTAGAAATTCTGCCGAATGCTATTCCATACGGAGAAGAGCAGTACAAAGACGAGAAAATATCTAGCGATAAGGTCAGGCTATATTGGTCAGGCTCGGATACTCACTTACACGATATAAAAATCCTAAAAGAACCAGTAAAAAGGTTTAACACACTAAATGTTAAAATGGTTATGGCTGGGTATCACGAAGGGGAAATCTGGAATACTATGGCTTTTTACTATTCGGCAGGTAGAAAACTAGATACACAAATTTACCGATATAACGAAGTTACTAGGTATATGGAGGCAGCAGGAGATTCGGATATATCTTTAGTACCGCTTCAAGATACGTTCTTTAACTCTATGAAATCTAACCTAAAAGTATTAGAAGCAGCAGCTAAAAAAAACCCTGCTATCGTTAGTCATGTTAACCCTTATTTAAACTTACCTGTACATTACGTAAAGAAACAGACCGACTGGTATAAGCACGTTAAAGATTTAGTTAATGATAAGGCTATGAGGGAAGAGAGTGGACAGGCTTTATATGATTATTGTAATACAAATTTTAACCTGCATTTGATAAATAATCTTCGGCACAGCATTTATAGTAAAGCAATAGATGCCTGTCATTAAGTGTTCGAATGGTAAATACAGAATTGGGGGTGGCTCGTGTATCTATGATACAGAAGAGAAAGCACACAGGGCATGGGCAGCGATTCGAGTAGCGATGGCACAATCATATAATGACTACCCACAATCAGCAACAAACGCAGCAAAAAGGGCAATAGCTTGGGCAGAGAAAAACGGATGGGGAACGTGCCTAACTCAAACTGGGAAATCTAGAGCATATCAATTAGCAAATAGAGAGAATATAACAAGAGAAACGATTTCACGCATGGCATCGTTTGCTCGGCATTTACAATATAAAGATGTTCCGTATTCTGAAGGCTGTGGAGGACTAGCGGTAGATGCTTGGGGTGGACAGGCAGGAATCGAATGGGCTCAAAATAAACTTAAAGAATTGAAAGGTGAGTAAGTTAGAAGAACTAGGGATAAACGTTGGTTTATCTATTGCAGGATTTTTTGGTAGTTTTTTCTTTATTGAAAAAGGTAAAGATTTTAAAGAAACCCTAGTAGCAATGTTTGGCGGAGTGGCTTCGGCTAATTATCTTACTCCTGTAGTATGCGACTGGCTAGGGATTGATAAACTTAATCATCAGTTTTCAGTAGCGTTCATTCTAGGCTTTATGGGGCTTAGGGGTGTAGAAAAGATAGCACATAAAATTTTCAATCAAAAATCCAAAATATGAAAGAGTATTTAAACAACATTAAAACATCTCTCTTCGGTGCGGTTGCAGGACTTCCTATTATTTTTGAAGGAATCCAAAAGAATGACTGGCAGCTAGTTTTGGCAGGTGTAGGTGCACTCCTTATAGGTGTTTTCGCTAAGGATGCCAAGTGATAAAATCACGATAGAACGAATCCAGATGCTTCATCCCAAACTTCGGGATGAGGCTATGGATTTATATGAGGACATTGTAAAAGTTCTAGGCAATCAAGTTATGTGCAGGTTTACGCATACACTACGGACTTTTGCAGAGCAGAATGCTTTGTATCAGATTGGCAGAACTAAGCAAGGTAGAATAGTAACTAATGCACGAGCAGGTCGGTCTTATCACAATTACGGTCTAGCTATAGACATCGTACTAATGCACGATAGGAATAACGATTGGGTATTTGAAACAATTAGCTACGACCAGAAGGCAGATATAGATAAAGATGGAAAAGCAGATTGGAAAGAGGTAGTACAAGTTTTTAGTGAGTACGGATGGGAGTGGGGAGGTAACTGGCAATTTAAAGACGCACCGCATTTTCAAAAAACATTAGGCTTTACGATTAATCAATTATATAAACTTCATGAGCAGGATAAAGTAGATAAAAACGGCTTTGTCTTGATATGATGAAGAAAACCAAGAAGGGGTTACTAGCAGAGGATTATTGTCGGCAGTATCCAGAGATGAAATCCTATACATTAGGAAAAAAGATGTATAAGGAGAACATTCCTTTATTTAGTAATTTAGAACAGGCTCGGAGACATATCTGCACTATAAGGGGGTTAGCTGGTAAAAAAATACGAAATGCGATGAACAACAAAGATATGTACCAGAAGCCTAACTATGATACTAAAAAC